GACGTGGCCGGCCCGGCGCTTCGTCCACCGGTCGAAGTACTGCGCGACGGCCGTCATGACCGTGGTCAGGGCGGCGGACTCCGCGGGCCCGAGCTCGGGCGCGCCGGCGGGCAGCCAGCCGTTCCAGGCCCACAGGATGAGCTGGGCCACGGCGCCGGCCAGCAGGCCGACGGTGACGATGTTCGGGCGGTTCTCGTTCACTGGTTGCGCTCCCGCAGCAGTTCTTTGATCTCGGCGACGTCCTCACGGGTCATGCGGACCTCGGTCTCGACGCGGGCCAGGCGCTCGGCCGCGGAGGTGCGCCCGACGACGCTGTCGCGCTGGTCGGACGCCAGCTGGCTTTTGACGACCGACATGTCGGCGGCGAGCTGGTGCACCTGGTTGGACAGCTCGCCGTAGGCGTAGATGCTGCCGGCAGCGGCCAGTGCCGCCGTCACCACGGCGCCGGCCACGGCCAGCGGCACCCGGAGCTCGGCCACGGTCTTGTGCTGGATCGTCATTTTTCTTGCTCCTACAGCTTCACGACGACCGCGCCGGTCGCCAGCTTGTACATGTCGCCCTGGATCAGCCCGGCGGCGCCGGCGCTCGCGTCGTCGGCGAAGGTGCGCAGCCCGGCGAACTGGTCCTTTGACAGCGCGAACGGGCCGACGCCGCCGGAGGCGGTGACGTGGCGCACCCAGTACGCCCTCCGGGCGATGCCCGACGTGTCGACCAGGTCGACGTACGACTGCCCGGACGCCCGGGCCAGGAGGAACGCGCCGACCGTCGGCGTGGTCGTCACCAGCGGCGGGTCGGCGAAGCCCATGTTGGCGGTCCAGATCTCGGTGATCGGCGACGTGCCGACGCCCGGGTCGTTGGTCCAGCGGACCCGGATCCCCTGCGGGTCGCCCGCCACGTGCAGGCCCGTGGGCGCGCCGGGGACGCCCGGCTGCGGGTACTCCCTCGAGGTGGCGATCCGCGGGCCGGGGAGGCCCAGGCTCGAGATGGCCCAGGTCTCGAAGCTCATCACCTGGCCGCGGGCCGCGGGGACCTCGAAGACCGCCGTCGGGTCGTCCTCGCCAATGGCGCTCGCCGTGAGCTCGGTCCAGCCGCCGAGGCCGGTCCCCACCGGCCGGTAACGCAGCACGAACCGGTCTATGAGGCCCTTCGACCCCGTCAGCGGCCCCACGGTCACCGTCCAGAAGGTGACCGTCGTGCCGTTCTGCACCCGGCTCTCCGGCGTGAAGCTCTCGAACTCGGCCTCTTCGCCGTCCCGCGGATCCGGCAGCAGGGTGTCCGGCGTCGAGTCCTGGTCGTTGGCGGATGTGACGTCGTAGACCTCGACGGCGTACTCCTGGAGCTGCAGCTTCACCTCGTCGTTCGAGACCAGCTCGATGGCCATCACCCGGAACTGCTTGCCGGCCCAGCCAGGGATGCTGTGGGTCACGCGGACCACGTCCCCGACCTCCACCTGCAGGGCCTCCATGGTGCAGACCACCTCGACCGTCACCGAGTACCGGGACTGCCGCAGCGTGATGCCGGCGAGCTGCACGGCACGGAACTGGTCGGTCGTGCACGGCAGGTCGATCCGGGCCTCGAGCACCCGGCCACCGTCGGCCTCGCGGAAGGTCGGCGAGTCGACGACGCGCATGTCGTCCTGGTAGCGGGTGGCCTTGTTCGGGAACTGGGCGACGACCCGGTTCGACCGGGTCTCGACGCTTTCGAGGTTGATGTTCCAGCCGCCGACGATGTTGTCCTCGGTCAGGTCGAAGGTCGCCGGGGTCGCGGCGTCGATCCGGAGCCGATACTTCCCGCCGCTGAAGATCAGCATGCCGCGGCACGACGTGAGCAGGGCCCGGGTGTTGTCGAGCGGGGTGTCGTCCGGATTCAGGACGGCGTCGCAGTGGTAGCGCGGCTGTGTGCGCCCCGTCAGCGGCCCGCCCGGGGTCTGGACGGCATCCGGGATGAAGATCGTCTCGTCGCAGTGGTTGGCCGCCTCGATGAAGCTCTGGGCGTCGATGTCGGCCGGGTCGATGCCGCGGCCGAACCGGGCGTTCGTCAGGTAGTCGTAGACGCAGAGGGCCGGGTTCTGGGTCCACCGAACCACGCCGTCGCGCAGGTCGAGCACCTTCCGGCCGCGGATCGTGGCCGCCACCTGGGGCAGGCCGCCCGGGAAGGCCTCGGCGTTGTACTTCATCTTCAGGTAGCTGTAGGCCACCCCGCGCAGGCGATGGTCCGCCGTCCAGTACTTGGCGGGGTCCTCGGCCTCGGCGATCGTCTGCAGCTCGGCGAGGAAGTCGGCGTCGGCGAGCTGGTCGTCGGTGCCCAGCTTGTTGCGGACCAGGCTGTAGAAGTCGATCAGTTCGTCGGTGTCGACGCCGGCCTCGCTGGTCCAGGCGATGTCGTCGTCGAAGAAGATGGTCTCGACGGCCTGGATCTCACCCTCGCACCACACCCCGATCAGGTTCAGGAACTCGTTCGAGAGCTTGAAGCGCCCCTCGACGACCAGGGACTCCCGGACCTTGCCGGTGGACACAATCTGCACCCACTGGGCCGCGATCCGCCGGCGCCCGTAGATGATCGGGATCGGGCCGACCTGGCTCGAGACGTTCAGCTCGGCGCCCGGGGCCTGCTGCTGCACGGGCTCATCGAAGCCGAGCGCCTTCGTGAGACCGAACGCCACCAGGCCGCCGGCGACCTGGGCGCCGATCGTGCCGATGACGCCGATCACCGTGGCCGAGTTGGCCACGATCGCGCCGGCGATCAGCGGGATGGCCTGCGGCATCAGCGCAGCCCCAGCACGACGGCGCCTGGCAGCGCCAGCAGGGCGGTCGTGCGCAGCATGCCGACCCGGTGCCCGGGCTCGGCCGAGAGGCTGTAGCGGCCCAGGCAGAGGTGACAGCACTCCGGCCAGGGCTCGCGGGGCGCCAGGATGACGTCGCCGGCGCGCTCGAAGCCGGGGAGCACCGGCTGCAGGCCGTACTCCTGCAGCACCTGCGAGGGCCGCTCCCGGCCCGCGACCGCCAGCGCCTGGGCCTCGCTGCTCCAGCGGTACTCCGGGAACGGCCGGCCGGTCAGCAGCTCGAGGCCGCGGATGGCCAGCGTGGCGCAGTCGGTGTGCCCCCACGCGAACGGGGCCCCTCGCATGCGGGAGGCCCACGCCATCAGCGCTGCGCGCGGCTCAATCACGGCGGCGGCTGCGGCGCGTCGGCGCCGCCCCTTCGCGGTCGAGGTTGGTCCGCTGGCCCCAGAAGATGGTCGCCGGGATCCGCCCGACCTTCTCGAACCCGCGGTCGCCGGGAAAGTAGCTCTGCTGCTCGGCGTCGTTCGTGTGGCGGCCGGGCCGGCGCTCGAAGTCGGTCCAGATGCTGACGCACTCCACGGCGCACACCACCGAGCCGTCATCCGGGCTGACCTGGATCACCGGCCGGTTCATGCGGCCGTCAAAGATCAGGACCGGCTCGGGGATGATCGAGAGGGCCTCGTCGAGCAGCACCTTGTGGACCCGCACCCGCCGGTCGAAGTAGCTCTCCTGCAGCAGCAGGGCGACGATCACCTGGTCGACGCCGGAGAGGCTGACGGTGATCGAGTTGACGAGCAGCTCGCTCGACTCCGGGATGCCGGACATCTGCAGGGGGTACTTGCTGGCGAGGTAGGTGTTCCCCGACCAGGTGAGCTCGCGCCAGGCGTCCGTCATGTAGACGGTCGGGTTGAACCGGAACTCGAACAGGTGGGCGCAGCGGAGCTCGGGCTTCGCGATCTCCGCCAGCACCGCCGCCGTCGCGCCGCGGCCGCTCACACGACCTCCACGAGGCTGACTTCGAAGTCGGGCACGATCACGCACTGGTCCCAGCCGACCTCGACCGTGTCGCCGGTGAGTGCCATCAGGAACAGCGGGTTCGGCGTTACGGCGGCGTTGTCGCCTGGCGAGCTGCGCAGGGCCGGGTAGATCGGGATGGTGGCGGCGCCGGAGCCGTTCGACGTGACGTCGGCGGTCACCTGGTACACCTTGGTGGCGGGCTCCACCTGGATGAAGTCGCCCTCGCGCAGGATCAGCGTGTTGTTGCTCCAGCCGTCGGTGACCAGGGACGTGCCGGTCTGGCCGCTGCCGTTCACCCGCGGGGTGCCGGTAGCCGCGCCGCGGGGCGCGAACTCGGGCAGGTTGACGGTGAAGGTCCCCGCCTGCCCGCCCTGGCGCGTCAGGAAGGCCCACAGCGGCGCGAAGGTGGCGCGCTTCATGGCGCCATACCGGAGGGTGACCTGCCAGGCCTGGGCGCCCCGGGAGCGCGCCTGGCGCCGCAGGGAGTTGGTCACCGAGACGTAGGTCGGGGCGAAGGTGGAGATCGAGGCCTCGCGCCACTTGGGCGTGATCGGGTAGTCGGCGTTGACCACGTCCAGGGCGTTGACGATCCGCCAGTCGCCGGAGGCGTTCACCTGCCGGAAGTCCGGCACGCTGTTCACGTAGCGCTGCTGGCCCATGGCGCTACGCCATCGCCGGCCGGCGGCCGGTCCGCTGCACGGCGCCGCGGATCATGCCGACGATCTGCTGCCGGTTGGCCTGGATGACGCCGGCGGCCGTGCCCGGGTCCAGGCTGTTGACCTGGAACGTCACGTTCACGGTCTGGCTGCCGCCGCCGTTCGGCACGATGGTCCCGCCGCGCCGCGGGACGAAGAGCTCCGGGCCGCGCTCGCCGACCAGGTAGGGCGTGCCCGCGGCCACGGAGCCGCCGATGCTGCGGCCGGCGGCGTTCAGGATCCCGCCGCCAGGCAGGCCGAAGATCGAACCCAGGCCCCCGGTGATCGCCCCGATGAGTGGCTCCGTGACGGCCTGGGTGAACAGGGCCTTCGCGATGGTCTTGGCCAGGTTCTCGAACATGTCGCCGATCGACTGCGTCGAGTCGAAGAACACGTCGGTCAGGTCCCGGGCGAACCCGTTGGCCGCGACCTTGAGCTCCTCGAGCAGCTCCGTCGTCGAGTCCTTCAGGACGTCGTTCGCGCCGGCGATGTCGGTCTGGGCCTTGGCGTAGTCCTGGCCGGCCTGGGCGATCGCCCGGTTGGCGGTCTCCTGGGTGATGGCCTGCTGGGAGAGCAGCTCGTTGATCTCCCGGAGGGTGTCCCCGTACTTCTCGAAGGGCGTCCGCAGCGACTCGGTCAGGGCCGCGCCGCGGGCGCGCTCGGCCGTGAAGGTCTTCTCGAGCTCGGTCTGCAGGTTGATCTGCAGGGCGGTCCCCTGGAGGGCCGCCAGGTAGTCCTGTTCGACCTTGACGGCCTTGGCCTTGCCGTCGCCGGAGGTGCCGCGCAGCGCCGTGGGCCCGCCGGTGACGACGCCCGGGGCCGCCGCGGCGGCCGCGCCGCCGGCCGGCGTCGGCGTGCGGGTGCCGCCCCCGCCGCCGCCGATGCCCTGGAAGTCGGTGATCGAGCCGCCGGACAGCAGCGTCCGGAGCAGCGTCGGCACGCCCTCGAGCTTCTCGGCCACCCCGGCCACCAGCTTGCCGGCGGCCGCGACGGCGGTCTTCTGGACCCGCTCCCAGGCATCGCCCCACTCGTCGAGGGCCCGGACCTGGTCCTCGCTGAGGATGGTCCCGAGCTCGCGGAGGTCGGCCTCGATGTCCTGGAGGGCCCCGCTGCCCTGAGCCAGGAGCGGCGCCAGGTCGGCGGACTGCTTGCCGAGCAGCTGGAACTGCAGGGCCAGCCGCTGGGAGGGGTTCTCGATGCGGGCCAGCTGGTCGGCGATGATCGCGAGGCGCTCGTCGAGCGGGAGCTCGGCGAACTTGGAGGCGTCCACGCCCAGGGCCCGGAAGGCCTCGGCCGCCTTCTTGTTGCCGGTGATCGCCTGCTGGTTCGTCCGGACCAGGAACTGCAGGGCCGACTGCACTCCGCCGAACGACCCGCCGGCCTCCTCGGCTGCGATCTTCAGGACCTGCAGGGACTCGACGTTGATGTCGAGCTTCGCCCCGACGTCGGTCAGGTCGCCGGCGAGCTCCACGGCCTCGGTGGCCAGCCGGGTGAGGCCGCCCGTGAGGGCCGCGAAGCCGGCGAACTGGGTCAGGGTCTTGAGGCCCTTCCCGATGCCAGCGATGCGCGAGTCGACGGACCGGAAGGCCTGCGCCGTCTGGTCCGTCGCCCGGATTACGTAGTCAACTGTCGGGCTCGCCATGTCGGATCCGCCACCACACCTGCCACCCCAGGAACTCCTCGACCGTCATCTCCTCGATCTCGCCGACGGTCTTGTGCAGCATCGCCGCCAGGTCGAAGAGGGACAGCCGGCGGGGATCCGCCCTCAGTTTTTTTCGAGGTCCTCCGGTCCGGCGTCGGCCGCCTGCATCTCGCGGACGACCCGCGCCACGACCTCGGGGCCGTAGGCCTCGACGCCGTGGCTGACGAGCTTGTCGAAGTCGTCCTCGTCGAACAGCGGCCGGCCCTGGTCGTCCTTCGCCCGCACGATCAGGCTCCGCACGATGCGCCGGTACGGGTCCGCCTCGGCGTTGATGGCGGCCAGCTGCCCGATGGTGATCGGGAACACGTGCAGGGCGAGCTCCCACTCCGGGACCTCGACCTTGTGCACCCGCTTCCGGGCGAAGGCCGCCTCGACCTTGCCTGCCAGCCGGCCCATCAGGGCACCGAGGTCGTCGTGAACGACCCGTTCACGGCGAAGCCGAAGCTCACCGAGACGATGCCGTCGACCCCGCCGCCGTCCGGGGCCCGCGAGACGATGGTCGCGCCGTTCCCCGCGGTGTTGCCGGTCTTGTAGTACGGCTTGGTCGTGCCGTCCCCGTTCGGGTAGATCTCGAGCACCACCTCGGCGCCGACCGTCAGCAGGTTCTGCTGGGTGTTGGCCAGGTCGAGGAAGCAGTCGATGTTGCCGCTGGTCTCCTTGGCGCCGGCGACGAACTTCTTCGTGCAGTCGCCCATGGCCGAGGCGTCGATCCGCTCGCCCGTCTCGGTGAACGACCAGTTCCGGAGCTCGCCGACCGCGACGGTGGCCCCGGTGGCACCGATCGCCTTGATCCTGACCTTGCCTGCACAGCCGCGATACGTCGCCATCTCTCCGCTCCTTCCTTAGACCGCAGTCCCGGGCACGCCCTCGGCGGTCCGGTAGAGAATTTCGAAAACCATGTCGATCATCCCGAGGGTCTGGTCGCCCTCGGCATCGACTTCCAGCACCTGGGGCCCGAGCTTCACCCGGTGCGCCAGGGCCAGGAGCGCCGAGTTCGCGAAGACGGCCGTCTCGACCTGCTCCGCGATGGCGTCGAGGCCCTCCTCGATCGCCGGGCCGTCAGCGCCCCGGTAGTAGCCCTGCACGTGCATCTCGAGGACCCGGAGGACCGTCGTCCCCATCGAGCCCAGGTCGTAGTCCGGCACGTCCTGCCGGGCGAAGACGCACAGGGCCGGCAGCTCGGTCGCCAGCGCCGACAGCGGCAGCGACCGCGACTCGTACACCCGCGTGCCCGTGGAGGTGAGGCCGGTCACGGCCAACGCGACGGCATCCCGCAGCTGTTTCCGGACATGTGCCATGTTTACCCTTGGAGCCGGTGCACGGTCTCGCCATAACCGTCCGGCCTCACCTCCACGACCACGTAGGCCTTACCCCTCACCGTGACCGACGCGCCCTTCGCCAGGGCGTGCGCGTCCTGGCATCGGAGCGTCGGCGCGCTGCCCACCACGGACACGAACCCGCCAGCATCGGCCTGGCGGTACTCGTTCGAGAACACCGCCGGGAAGTCCCCGGCGGGCCCCGTGACGGTCTCGGCGAACGTGGTCTCGATGTCGTACATCGCGGCCACATCCGCCGAGATCGTGTCGCGTAGCGTCGTCACGCGCCCGGGGTCAGAAGCTGCAGAGCTTCACCACGCCGGTCGTGGCACCCGTGGCCGCGGCCGCGACGCAGACGCCGAGCGCCGGGTTCGAGGTCGCGGTCTTGGTGCCGGCCGGGGTCGAGTTGGCGTAGATCTTGTCGCCGACCGCCCAGGCCTCGCCGGCACCCGCGGCCTTGGCCACCGTGAAGACGCCCTCGAGGGCGACCTGCACCGTCTGGCCCGAGCTGCCCGAGCTCACGTACACACCGGCGACCGCGGCGGCGGCACCGACCAGACGGGCGATGGCGCCCGCCGTCACCGTGCCACCGGCCGTGACGCCGATGACCGAACCTTCCTGGATCTGAAGAGGCATTGCCTGTTTCTCCTGCTGCTGGTGAAGGAGGCCGGGGCACGAGGCCCCGGTCCCCGTCGGTTACGCGCCGCGGCGGCGGTACATGGCCCGGAAGTCGAGCGCCGAGACGCCCCAGTCGTGACGGACCTTGAAGCTGGTGCCGTCGATCGTCCAGGCGTCCTGCTGCTCCATCATCGGGGTCTGCTGACCGTCCAGGAACGCCACCTCGAAGGTGTCGTGCTGGTTCGGGCTGCCGATGAGATACCAGGCGGTGGTGCCGTTGGTGGCATCGTCGAGCGAGGGCTCGGCGACGACCGTCAGCTGGTTGTAGAACGGGTTGGGGGACGTGTTGCCGCCGTTGGTGCCCGACATGAAGGCCGTCGGGTCGTTCTGGCTGGCGACCAGCACGTTCGCCGTGGTCTCCAGCGCCGCCGGGACGAGCAGGATGGCCGGCCGGATGTTGAGCGGCTGGTTGTTCTGCGGGTCCTTCTGGCGCCGCATCGCGCGGCGACCGACGTCGAGGTTCGCGACGGTGATGCCGCCCGAGCTCGCGTCGTAGTTGGCGTCCGTGGTGTTGAACAGCGCACGGCCGGTCTGGTTGAGGGTGGGGCCGACGCCCGAGGCGCTGGTCAGCAGGTCGTAGACCGACTTGTTCAGCGTGCGGGCCGCGGCGAGACCCATCTTCCGCGGCATGGTCGTGAACGCGCCGAGGTCGTCGTTGATGATGACCTGGCGGGTCAGCTTGAACAGCTTGCCGTAGGTCTTCAGCGTGATGAACTCGGTGCGGTCCCGGGCCGAGCCGTACTTGTACTCGGCGTTCTCGCCGATCTCGTCGAGGAGGTCGGTGCCGCTGAGGCCGGTCCGGTTCGCCTGCTTGAAGTCGGGCAGGGTGCCGGTGCGGCACCAGCTCGACCAGGTCGCCGGCGCCTCCTCGAAGCCCATGAGCATGGCCTTCTGGGCGACGTTGGCGACGATGCCGGTGAAGTCGGTCGTGCCGAG